TTTTAACAAGTTCTGTAGTCACTACAGCATTAACAACTATTGGGACTTCAATGCTTATTGGCGGTATTACAGACCTTTTATCACCACAAAATCCTGTTCCTGACACTTCAAGTGTTAGTGACATTGACCCATCCATTAGAGGGTCATATTCTTTCAGTGGAATTCAAAATGTTAGTTCGAGTGGTGTTCCAATTCCTATAATTTATGGTTTGGTTTTTAGTGGTTCAATTATAATAAGCTCAGGAACAGATTCCACTCAAGTAGTAAAAAGCATAACCTAATGCCTAGATTAGTTGATGATCAATTATTTGGAACCGACAGAAAGGTAGTTGATCCTGACCTTATAGATGGTGGGCTGCGTAGTAAACAATTTGCTACTGTATTAGATTTACTTGGATATGGAGAAATAGATTCAATATTAGATGTTGGTGGTGCTGGTACAAATACCTTTAGGAAAAATGTTTTTCTTGATGGCACACCATTACAAAATGCAAATGGTGAAGAAAATTTTTCTGATGTAGAAGTTTTTTTTAAAAATGGAGCGTCGGATCAGACAGCATTACAAGAAATTAACGCATTAGAAAATACTGTACCCGTCAATGTTGAAGTTACAAAAGCAGCTTCTGTTACAAGATCAATTACTGATTCTAATGTAGATAAGTTAAGGGTAAGTGTCCAGATTCCAAGCCTACAAAAGTTTGAGGATAATGGAGACATAGTTGGAACTGAAGTAAAAATATCAATACGAATTACAGAAAATGATGGACAAGTTCATAATCCAGTAGAAGCAAATGTTATCAATGGAAAGGCAACTAGTCCTTTTGTAAAAGATTTTGAAATAAAGTTTGGAAAACCTATGAGTTTTCCGATTGACATAACAGTAATCAGAAATACAGATGACAGCACAGTATCAACACTACAAAACAAAACTAATTTTTTATCTTTTACTGAAATAAATTCTGATTCTCGTACCTATCAAGGTTTTGCTTATGTAGGAATAAGGTTTAATGCTCAAGAATTTCAAAGTTATCCAAAACGCATGTACCGCATCAAGGGAACAAAAATAAAAGTTCCTAGTGGAACAACAATTGATAGTGATAATGGAAGAGTTATTTATCCTGATGGATATATTTTTGATGGTACTTTTAAAACAGAAAAAGAATGGAGTTCAGATCCGGCATGGATTTTATATGACATCTTAACGACAGACAAAGGTTTTGGTGGAACTGATGGTGTTATTGATGAGGATACCTTAGATGTTTATAGTTTTTATTCTGCAAGTGCTTATGCAAGTGAGTTAATTACAGATCCCATCACAGGAACAACACAGCCAAGATTTAGCTGCAATGTAATTCTTAATCAAAAAAATGATGCCTATTCCTTGATAAATGATTTATGTTCTGTGATGAACGCGATGCCATTTTATAGCAATGGCTCATTACAAATATCGCAGGACAGACCAACTAATACATCAACAAATACATCTGATCCACAATACATCTTTAATAATTCAAATGTTACTGAGGAAGGTTTTACATATCAGGGTGTAGGACAAAGAACAAAATATACAGAAGTTGAGGTTGCTTATTTTGATAATGACACCCAGACAATAGACTACGAACTTATAACAACTGATGAAATTACAGCATTATCAGATTCAACATCAAAGTTTGGAAAAACTAGAAAAACTTTAAAAGCTTTTGCCTGTACTTCAAGAGGTCAGGCTAATAGATTAGGACGTTGGTTTTTGTATTCTAATTTAAAAGAATCTGAGGTTGTATCTTTTACAACAACACTTGAAGCCGGTGTAATTGTAAGACCTTCAACAATTATTGCTATTGCTGATTCCTTAAGAGCAGGGGTTAGAAGAGGTGGTCGGATTAAGTCCGTTTCAAGTGCTACAATTACAGATCCAGATACAGGAGCAACAACTAACACAACCGCTATTACTGTAGATGATGCAAATAATACTGATTTGACAACGACAAATGCAGCAACATTGTCGGTTGTTTTATCTGATGGCTCTGTAGAAAGTAGATCTATTCATAGTATTACTGATACTACAGTTACACTTTCTTCTTCTTTTTCCTCTGATCCTTTACCGAACAGTGTTTGGGCTTTAGAAAATACTGTTGTTGAATTTCAAATTTATCGTGTTGTTTCTATTGAAGAAAAGAATGACTCTGAATATACAATCACGGCAGTAATTCATGATACAAACAAATATGCACAAGTAGAAGATACAACTGTTGCTGCAAGCCCAAGAACCATAACAACTTTATTAAATGAAAAACCTTCTCCAAGTAACTTGACTGCTACAGAACAAATAGTTGAACTTAATAATAGAGCCGTATCAAAAATATTTGTTGCATGGGAACCTGTACTGGGGGTTAAGGAATATTTATTAGAATTTCAATATGAAAATGATAATCCAGAAAGATTGAGGATAGCAAGACCCAGTTTTGAACTTTTTGAGTCAAGATTAGGAACATATAAATTTGCTGTTAAGTCTGTCAATACATTAGGAAAATTAAGTGCAGGGACATCTCTATTAACTTTTAATGCACAAGGAAAAACAGCTTTACCTGAAGATGTACAAAATGTACAGATTGAACCATTGTCCGATCAATTTATTAGATTACGTTTCAAAAAATCAACTTCTGTTGATGTTTTACATGGTGGTAATGTCATAATTCGTGGATCAAACTTAACAACTGGGGCATCTTTTACCGATTCTGTTGACGTTATTCCAGAATTGTCAGGTAATGTAAACGAAACGATTGTTCCCAATATTGTTAATGGGACTTATTTTTTAGCCTTTAGAGATGATGGTGGAAGAATTAGTGCTAACGCTGCGTCAATAAAAAATATTTCAACACAACCTGATATTTTTCCTAAATTAACAGTTTTAACAGATAGAGAAGATACAGACAGTACACCTTTTAATGGTGCAAAAGTTGGTTGTTTTTTTGATAGTACTTTAAACGGTCTTGTTCTTGGTCTGGAAAATGAACTTGATTCTATTTCAGATTTTGACGCGATTGTTGATTTGGATTTAATAGCAAATACAGTTGCTACAGGTGGAACTTATAGTTTTGCAAATACTTTAGATTTGGGAGGTAAACAACCGATTGTTTTACAAAGACATTTAGTATCAAAAGGGATTTATACTAATCAATTATTTGACGCAAGAAGTGAAAATATTGATACATGGACTGATTTTGATGGTACAACCGTTGCTGTTGATGTAAATGCGAAACTTCTTGTAGCAACAACTGATTCTGATCCAGATACTTCTACTGCTGGTACTTATACAATAAATAATGGATCAGGAGCTGCTGGAACAATTATTACTATCAATAAAGCCTCTCATGGATATTCTGTTGGCAGTTTTGTTACTGTTGACTTTACATCTGGTACTGGTGTTGATGGAGATTATCAAATACAAACAGTGCCAACTACAGGCACTTTTACACTTACATCAGCATCAACTTTATCAACTAGTGGTGATTGTAATTTTAGCGCAGAATTTAGCCAGTTTAACCCTTTTGTAAATGGTAAATATATTGCAAGAGGATTTAAATTTAGATGTGACATGGAAACAAAAGATATTGCTCAATCTATTGAAATAGAGGAATTAGGATATACAGCACAAATAGAAAGCAGAACAGAAACAAGTCTTGGTAATGCAGGAGCTTCCGCTGGTGGGTTTATTGCTTCTGGTACCTCCACTAAATCAGTGACCTTTACAAATAGTTTTTTTACTGGACAGTCAGGTACTAGTATTGCGGCAAATTCTGTTTTACCATCAATAGGAATAACCATAGAAAATCAATCGCAGGGAGATTTCTTCGTGTTATCAAACATCACTGGCAGCGGGTTCGATATAGATGTGAAAGATTCTGGTGGAAATAATGTTAATAGAAATTTTAAATATGCTGCAACAGGATTTGGGCGTGGTAGTTAATTTTAAGGTAGTATATAATTAAATAAAATTTTGTATTACAAATGGCACAGGCTTCAGATTATACAATAGACAACTCAACGGGTGCTAACGTCAGGGCTGATATTAATACCGTTTTACAAGCAATAGCAACAAATAACTCTGGTTCTTCCGCTGCAAGTACAACTTTTGCAAGTGGTTTTTTTGCTAATACTTCAACAAGTATGATGCAACTTAGAAATACAGCAAATAACGATTTTTTAAATTTATTTTCTTTAGCTGGCGCACCAGCTTTTCCAATTGATGGAACAATAAATGGAATTAATATTGGTAGGGGTGGAAATTCAGTTTCAACAAATACATGTTTTGGTAACAATGCTCTAGAGGATAATAATAGTGATGGCAATAATAACTCAGCTTTTGGTGACAGTAGTTTAAAAGAAAATACCACTGGCGATAAAAATTCTGCGTTCGGTTCATTATCACTAAAAGTTAGCACTATAGGAAGTAATTTAACTGGTATAGGATATGGAGCTTTAACTGCAAATCTTAGTGGAGATTCTAGCACTGCAGTCGGTGCATTAGCTTTAAAAACCAATTCTTCAGGCGACAGAAATACGGCTCTTGGATCTGAAGCATTAGAAGCATGCGATACGGCGGATGATAATACTGCTATAGGTTTTAGGTCATTAGAACTAAATACCGCTAGTGATAACACAGCTGTAGGTGCATTTGCTTTGCAAGACAATGGCGATGGTACACAAAACGTAGCGGTGGGTGCATTAGCACTAAAAGACAATACGACTGCGGATCAAAATACGGCTGTTGGATATAACTCTCTAGCAACTAACAGTACCGGAACAGAAAATACAGGTGTAGGTCGAAATAGTTTGACTGCTTGCTCGACAGGAAGTTTTAATACGGCAATCGGAACTGATGCCTTACAAGCCGGTTCTACAGCTGATAATAATACCGCATGCGGAGCAAGTGCTTTATTGACAAATACTACTGGCGCAAATAATACGGGTGTAGGAAAAGATGCCTTACGAGTAAATGATACCGGAAGCTCACTTGTCGGACTTGGATACAGAGCCTTAGATGCAAATACTTCTGGCAGTAATAATGTAGCTGTCGGTGGTGATGCTTTAGGTTCTTCGCAAACTGGGGATGATAATACTGCTATGGGCAGTGCGGCAGGTGCAAATGTAACCTCAGGAGCTAATAACTTGCTTTTAGGCCATGATTCTGGAAGGTCTACATCACCTAGTGGTGAAATTACGACTGCAAGTAATCAAATTTGTCTTGGAGATAACAGCATTACAAATGCTTTTATAAAAGTTGCTTTTACAGTTAGTTCTGATGAAAGAGACAAAATTGAAGATGGTATAGTTTCTCATGGCTTGGATTTTGTTAATCAACTAAAACCAAAATCATTTTGGTTTAGAAAAAATCGTGATTCTGATGAAAAAACAGGTGATAAAAGGTATGGTTTTTATGCACAGGATATTCTTGCTTTAGAAGGTTCTAACAGTGTTATTATTGATAGTAAAGACGCAGATAATTTAAAATTTAAAGAAGATCATTTGATTCCTGTTTTAGTAAATGCAATAAAAGAATTATCAGTAAAAGTCACAGCCCTTGAAGCAGGGTAAACTATTATTAGTTAATTTTTTCATTATGATAGTAGACAAAACCACACAAGAAATCGCAAAACTCTACAGAGTCGCTAGTGATAATGTCGCCATAATCAATGCAGATGCAAACTACGCATCTTATCAATCTGCTAATCCTTCAAGTATTTTAACTGAAACTGAATGGAAATCTAAAATTGAAAGAAATGTAAAACACCTTGAACAAATTAAGTCATATAGAAATGAGGATACAACATCAATTTGGACAACTGAATCTTTTACAGATATTGATGCTGCTATAACTAAAGGTAAAACATTATACGCTTAGTTTATGGATTTACAAAAATTACAAGAAACAAAACAACAACTGTTGTTTGAAAAAGAAAAACAATTTGCAAATCTTTATGAAATTACTGGCGCGATAAAGTTGTTGGATCAGCTGATTTTGGAGATGCAAGCTTCTGAAGAAAACCAGCCGTTAAATAAAAAGGAGCCAAAAACAGAACCAAAAGCAGTGTCATCAACGTAAGTGGTGCTGTAACTAAAATTATTTTAGACATAAAATGCTAGACCGCATTATAAAAATTATTTCCATTTTGTCATTTTTGATGTCGCTTTCAATGGCAGCTTTTGGATATGTTGCAATTCGCTATATGAAAAGTCCAGAATTTGAAAGAACACTTAAAAACAAAATCATGGGCAGTCTGGAAAACAAGCTACCTGATGTAATGAAAAGTACTTTACCAGATATTACAGGGCCATCTATACAGTTACCAGAACCAAAAAAGGTGAATCCACTTGGAAATACCAAGAATTGAAATACCGCAGATAAAAATAAAAGAAATTTATATTCCTAAAACAAGGACATGGGAACAATATCCAACAACTTTAAATATTATTGATAAACCATCTTTAGAATATCCTGTTGTTAATTTTCCATCTTTTGAACCTTTAGAATATCTACCTGATAAATTTATTCCTACTGATCCAGATAAACAACCAGAACAAAAAAAACCAGATATACCACAGCCGCCAAAATATACGCCCAAAGTCAAAAAAGATAAAGAGTTTTTTATAAAATGCCCGAATGAGTCTAGTATTCCCGTAGGGTCTTATCCTAATGAATCTAGGCTGCAAATCGTCATAGGTCACTCAATTAAAAACGGTCAATGCTATGAAATCTTCAGAGATTCAACCTTTGTTGAGAAATGGATACCTAGCCCTCCTGTTCTTGTTAGCACTTCAATTATTGCTGTTGCTGCGGCTACATCACCCATCATAGTCAATTTGCTTAAAAATCTTGTCAAGACTGCTATAAAACGTTTGACTAAATCTTCCAAAAATAATAAAAATGATTTATGATTGTAAAACCCTATTTGCCACGGCAATGAATAGGGCGTCTAGGTAGGCAAGTCTAACCGTGCTTGTCTACTGCTTTAATTTATGAGTATGTGGTATAACTTGGTTCATTTTAGGTTTACTAACTATATCTGAACACAATCCAAAGAATGGGCTTTTAGGGTGGTACTCAGCCCCACTGACACGCAATTCATGACAATTTTTAAGCCTTGCTAATTCATAATTCAATCTTGCTGTTGATAACTGTTGCCTTGCTATTTTTTCCTGAGTGGTTGCACTTTTAAGACAGGCATCTTGAAAACGTCTATCAAGTGGGACAGATATTGTTGCAGCTATTCCAAAATTAAAAGATGTTGCATCTTTGTTACCACTATAATTTTCTCGATAAAAAAGAATTTCACCAGCATTTGTAAGGTTGCCATTTTCATCAGCAGCTTCGTTATATACAGGGGTGTGATAAATATAGTCTTGAGGACGTTTTACTGCGACTGAGGTTGTAGCAAATGGACTGATGCTTAAAGTAGATCCTGAACATTTAATTCCATTACCATAAGTGTTTTCAGTCATTGGACCTGTTAATACTTGCGTTGCAAAATTTGATACCGAAGATGATGTATTGGATTGTGGATTTGCAACTGCTGATGTATTGGCGTAACTAGGTAAACAAGAAAAAAGGCTTATTAATTGGAAAATATAATAGTGGTATCTGTTACAACCTCTGAGGTTACTTGTCTTGTTATATCGGTTATAGATTCCAGAGATGGGCCTTTGTAAAATTCTGAAAACTGAAAACTTTCTGATGTTTGCTGCCAGTTTGGTTTTTGATCCAGATTTAAGCCTGTCCATTCATAAGTAGTTCCATTAATGGTTTCTGTGACTGTGGCATTTGGCATAGATAATGTCTCGCAGTTACCGCATGAAATACCAGAACCAGTAACACTATAGGTATATCCAGAATTGTAGCGAACCTCTCTAATATTTTCTGTAAGGTTATTTGTGGTAACGCTTCGGCTTGTACTTGTGGCACTTGTAAAATTAGGGACTACTGGGATCGCATAAGCTGGGCTGATAAAAAATATTAAAGGCAGATATTTCCACATTAATCAAGGGTTAAATCCGTGACAAATTGACCTGTTAATACAATTCCTGTTCCTGTTCCACCTGTAAGCGTCATTGTGTGATGATCTAGAGTTACGGCTGCTGTTCCTACGCTTCCAGCGGCAGTTGAGGTTAAATCACTAAAGTTGCTTACAGTTCCTACAGTCGGGGCTGATCCAGCAGTAGCATCGCCTTCAAGATATGATTGAGAAAAGCTGAAAGTTTCGCCTGCATTTGTTTGTGTTGCACTTGGCATAGTTACTGATGGAA